TGAAGCCCCACCCGCGCAACTATCAAGCGCACCCGGAAGACCAGGTCGCCCACTTGGTCGCGAGCATCCGCGAGCACGGGTTTTACAAGAACGTTGTTGTGGCGCAAGACAACACGATCTTGGCTGGTCACGGCGCAGTGCGGGCTGCGCAAGAGGCAGGGCTTAGCGAGATCCCCATCGTGCGTCTCAACATTGCGCCGAACAGCCCACAGGCTCTGAAGCTGCTCGCTGGCGACAATGAGATTGGCAAGATGGCAGACCGCGACGACCGCGCGCTTACTGAGCTACTGAAGGAGATCGGGGCCGACGACTTTGACTACCTCCTCGGCAGCGGGTTCGACGAACAGATGTTGGCAGCCATGGCGATGGTGACAAGGCCGGCAAGTGAGATCCCAGACTTCAATGCAGCTGCTGAGTGGGCAAGTGGCGGCATGCCTGAGTGCGACCCTGGTGAACTACGCTTCCGGCTAGTTGTGCAATTTGAATCGGAAGCCGAGCGGGAAGCGTTTGTTGCCAAGTGCGACATCGCTGTAAAGTCGTCATGGAACCAAGGCCAAGGCGACCAGCAAACGTGGAGCGCGTGGTGGCCCCCTCGGACCAAAGAAGACACGTCCTCAGTGGTTTGGGCTGAGGACGAGCGCGCTGCGGAGGCCAAGTGAAAGCTACCCCCCGTTACCCTGTATTTATTCCGACCCGTGGTCGTGTTGACAACCAAGTAACCGCAAAAATGTTTGCAAGCTGCGGCGTTCCGTTTCAGCTGGTCGTTGAAGCAAATGAAGAAGAAGCGCACGCAAAGAACTGGGGAAAACATCGGGTGCTTGTCCTCCCGAAAAGCAAACAAGGGCTCGTCTACTCGCGCAACTGGATCAAAGACTTTTCTACAGCCGAAGGTCACGCCAGGCACTGGCAGTTTGACGATGACGTGCGGAGGATGGTTCGGCTGCACAAAGGCCGCCGCATTACGTGCCCCGCTAACGTTTCCCTCGCAGCGGCGGAAGACTTTGTTGACCGCTACGAAAACGTGGCGATCGCTAGCTTTAACTCGTGGTTTTTTGTGCCGGCAACAGGCGGCACTTCAAAGGGATGTCGGTGGCCACCGTTTTACCTTAACCTTCGATGCTACACAGACTTCTTGATATCAAACTCGCTGCCGAACAGGTGGCGGGGTCACTACAACGAGGACACCGATATGTCGTTGCAAGTGTTGGCGGACGGTCACTGCACCATACTCTTTAACGCTTTCCTGATCGACACGCCGGCAACGATGACGGTGGGCGGCGGCCAGATGGCTTCCCCGTCTGGCTCGTACCAAGGCGACGGGCGGCTCCGGATGGCGCGCGAGTTAGAGCGCCGCTGGCCAGGCGTTGTGACTACAGAGCGCCGGTTCCATCGGCCGCAGCATATGATCCGCGACAATTGGAGGAAGTTCAACACGCCTCTCCAGCTGCGACCTGACGCTGCGGCCGTGAAGGACTATGCAATGAAGCTGGAAGTTGTCAGCCTGATTAAAAGCAAGAGGCTGCAAAGCTTCGTGGAGGAAAACACATGAAGTTTGCTGTCGTTGTCCCATGGGTGAATGAAGCGCAAATCGAAGAGTTCCTTGGCAAGTGGGGCGTGGTTTCTAGTGCAGTGCCTGAGTGGCTTGTACTTATGCATGACCACAACAAGCGCGGGTGCGCCGTCACAAAGAATGCAGGCATCGAGGCAGCGCTTACGCGAGGCGCTGAGGTTGTAGTGTTGCTCGACGATGACTGCTTCCCGCACGGAGAAGTCCGCACCCTCGAAGCTCTGGCTTTAGCGCATATTGAAGCGCTGGCTCCGCAAGAAGTCGCGCTGTATCGTGCAGTGACGAAGCCGCCGTCTCGCGGCACCCCTTACGGGAAGCTTACCGTCGAGATGCCTGTCGCTGCGAGCATGGGGTTCTGGACCGGCGTCGGCGATTATTGCGCCGTTCGCCAATTAGCATTCGGCGGCGATGCACCGATGGAGTTCGACCGCTCTGCTGTATTCGCCCAATACTTCCCGCTGTGCGCGATGAACCTGGCGTTCAAGCCGCGCGAGTGGATGCCGTGGTGCCGCCTCATCGACTCCCCGCGCAACGACGACATTTGGATGGGCTGGCTGTGGCAGCGCGAGGCGTACCGCCGCGGCCACTGCTTCAACTTGGCGGGTCCGCTCGTACGGCACTCGCGACAAAGCGACCCAATGCGGAACCTCGAAGTCGAGGTGCGCCACTTGCGCTCCAACGAAACGCTGTGGGCTCGCATCGCCGCGCACCCGAGCGGCGACTACGACGAGCTTCTTACTCTGCTGCCTGCGGACGAGGGAGGTTCGGACCGATGAAGGTCCACGTCACCGGAGCGTGCGGGCTCCTCGGGAGTCATCTGGCTCGCCGCTGGGTCGAGCTTGGTGCAATTGTCACCGGCAGCGACAATTTGTCGGGAGGCTACCGAGATAACCTCCCTGAGTCGATCCAGTTGGCCGTCGTCGACTGCTGCGACCTCGAAGCGATGACGATAGCCGCGGAGGGCGTCGAGGTTGTATATCACTGCGCTGCTGCTGCGCACGATGGCTTGAGCGTGTTTTCACCGCTGCATGTTACTCGATCGATCTTCGTTCAAACGGTAGCGGTAGCCACCGCTTGTGCGCGCAATCGCGTGCGAAGACTCATCACATGCTCATCGATGGCTCGCTACGGTGCGATTCCCGCGCCTTTTTGCGAGGAGCACACGCCGGTACCAGAGACGCCTTACGGAGCGGCGAAGCTCGCGGCCGAGCGGCAAGTCGCATTGATCGCGAAGTTGCACGGGTTCGAGCACGTCGTCGCTGTCCCGCACAGCGTTGTCGGGCCGGGGCAGCGCTACGATGATCCGTTCCGCAACGTCGTCGCAATCATGGCAAACCGCTGCCTCCAAGGTCGGCCGCCGCTTGTATACGGCGACGGCGCCCAAACGAGGTGCTTTACGCACGTCGACGACGCCATTGCGCCGATGGTTGCCATGGCCGACGCTCCCGTCGACGGCGAAGTTTTCAACGTCGGGCCAGACGAAGAGGTCGTGAGTCTCGGTGAGTTGGCGCGCATGGTGATGCGGGCCGCCGGACTTAGGGGGGAACCGCGTTTCGTCTCCGCCCGCCCCGCCGAAGTGGCGCACGCGGACTGCTCAGCGGACAAGGCTCGTCGGTTGCTCGGCTACCGAACCACGAAGACTTTGCGTGAAACGGTTGACGAGCTAGTCGGCTGGATTCAGGCGCGCGGCCCGCGCCCATTTATCTATAACGAGCCTATCGAAATTGTTGATGACCGCGTGCCCCGAGCGTGGGTAGAGCAAAAAATGTGAGTTGCTTGCTGAACGCGCGCATGAGGGGGGCAGGGGTTCAGGTTGACCCCCTGCTCGGGCGCTCTATAATTTCCTACGCTAGCAAAGGGGGAGAACCACATGGGTCAATTGAAGAGTTCGCATAGCCTGTGACAGGGCAGGCAGCCAAGGCGCGGAGACTACGGGTGTTGTGTTGTCAGCTTTTGACACTACCGGCTGTTATGGTGTACCTCTCCTGTCAGGCGATCGGCGGCTCTAGCTAAGATCGCGCGCAGGAACCAAAGGGTGGTGAAAGAATGGCTGAGCAGGTCGCTATCACCGAAGAGGTTGCTAAGTATGTCCGCACCGGGTACCTGGGCCTGATGCGCAAGTTGCCTAGCCGCAAGGTATCATCTCCGCCCCACGACTCGGTGCTCTGGAGGTGTACGAGCCTGGAAACTGGCGAGGAGGCACTGGTGCGGCATCAAACATGGTACGGCGCCCGCGAGCGGTGCTCTGCCCTGTTAGGGGTTTGCTCCTCCGAGCTCGTGGTCGAGCGTGCCAGCGAATCGCCTTAGCCCGCGAATGTGGTAACCTCCGAGGCACGGCGACGGCCGGTACAAACACGGAGGCACAACGCATGGGCGACCGCTACATGACATCGAGCGACAGCGCTGACACGCAGCGACCTGGAAACGCCAACGAGGCGGAGGCCGACGCCCTCGTCAAAGAAGATGAACCGCCGAAGGATCGGGACATGGGCGACACCGAAGCAGCCCTTGGGTTTGATCCGTACGACAAGGAGCGGTGGCGGAGCGAGAATGTCACCGGACGCGCTAGTAGGATCTTCGGCGAGACCTTGCGTGGACGAATCAAGGCAGCAATCCGCGCCGGCTGCACTCAAGAGGTGGCGTGCCAAGCGGCCGGGGTGAGCACCACGGCGTTCCAGTTGTGGATGCAGAAGGCCCGGCTCCCCGGTGATGACTTCGCCATGTACAGGGCATTCGCGGCGGAGATGAGTCGCGCGCGAGGTGAGGGCGAGGCGGTGCTTGCGGCGCGCGTATTCAAGGCGTCTGAGCACGACTGGAAGGCGGCGGCGAGGATACTGGCAGTGAGACATCCGGACCGATGGGCAAACGTGGAGCGCCGGATGCACTCGTCGGCGGGCGGCGGACCGGTCAGGATCGAGATCGTTGGCCCTGAGTTGGCTAAAGTGGCGCCAGACGAGGACCGATGACTCGTCCACACATGAGGCAGCCGCGGAGCATCCGCGTCCAGCTTGTCGCAGCGTGCGATGAGTGCCGCAGAGAGACCAAGTACGCCGGAGCGGTATGGACGGACGTCGACCACGACATCCACGCAGCAGTCCCGGTGGCTTGGAAGCTACTGCGGCGAGGCGAAGAGGAGCTAGCTTGCTGCTCTGGCTGTGCCCTGAAGATGCTATCCGAGGGCAAAGGGTGGCGGGCCATAGACGACCTCGATCTCGTCATCAGCTGAATGAGCCAAACCGTCCAAGTGCAATTCACCGCCCCTCAGGTGGCGATGTACGCCCACGCCGTCCCCGGCAACGTCGTGTGCCTGCCGTGGGGACGAGGGCTAGGGAAGTCCTGGTGGCAGCGAGTAATGTGGTGGCTGGCCATTAGTAAGTGGGACGGGGTTGTGCGAGACACGATCGGCGGCGGGAAGCAGCGCGGCGTCCGCATCATCGCCCTGATGGATACGCTGAAGCACTTCAAGGACGTGCACCTCGACCTGATGATCGACGAAATCGAGGGCCAGTGGTCCTTCCTCGGCGGCAAGGTCGATCGCGGAACGGGCGCTGTTAGGTTCCCTGGTGGAAGCTGGATCAAGCCCTTCCCTGCTGCCGAGCACCACGCCAAGGCAGGCCGCGGCATGCGAGCGGACGTGCTGTCTATGGACGAGTGCGACGACGTCGAGATGGGCGTATATGATTCCGTGTGCGTGCCGTGGTTCAGCGAGCCGTGGTCGCTCAACTTGAGGATCTTAGGCGGCACCCCACGCCGCGGTCGGTATGGCTTGCTCTACCGCACCCACAGACGCGGACTCTCGGACGAGTGGCCGAACCACCACACCCTGCGAGCGACGTACAGAGATTGCCCAGAGTTGGTGAGCAGCCGCGTTGTGGACGAGGCGCGGCGCGGCGATCCAAGGGTGTTCCAGCGTGAGTGGGAGTGTAACTTCGATAGCTCCGAAGGCCTTGTGTATGACCTGTTCGAAGAGGGCTTCCACGTCCGCGAGCATGACCCCGACGCGTATGCCGTCGAAGCGCTAGTCGGCTGCGACTGGGGCTACGCTGACCCAGGCGTGTTCATCTTGATGCTCGTCTACGGACATGGGCAAGATGCCACAATCCACATTGTCGACGAGGTGTACGAGCCGGGAAAGGTGCTCGACTGGTGGGTCGCCCGGGCCGAGAAAACCGTGGCAAAGTATCCGCGGAGTAAGTGGTTTTGCGACCCATCGCAGCCAGCCAACATCGAATCGCTACGAACGCGAGCGGGCTGCAACATCCAGCGCCTAGGCAGGTTTACGATCGACGAGGGGCTCGCCTGCGTTGCCAACCTTCTCGCCAAGCGGACGCCCGACACTGGCGAGCCATGGGCACGGATGTACGTACATCCACGATGCGCGAATACTATCAACGAGTTCCGAAGCTATAAGAGGAAGAGTGACCCGCAGAACCGCGACAGGTACCTGGACTCAGTCCAGGACAAGAACAATCACGCGATGGACGCGTTGAGGTACGCGGCATTTGCCCACTTTGGGAAGGTGCCGCGAACACGTGTCGAGTGGACGGCGCACGAGGTAATCTGACACGAACCAAGGCGGAGCAGCCGCCGAAAGGCTACGATGAAGGCGATCTTTCTCAACTTCGACGGCGTGCTCAATAAGCTCGACGGCAGCGCCCCCCCGACCGGTCTCCACCTTGAGCCTGCCAACGTGGCACATCTCAATCAGATCGCCGCTAGGTGCAGGGCGGCAGTCGTGCTCACCACCGCCCATCGGTTACACCACCCGCTGTCGACGCTGCGACTGGCGCTTGAGGACGCGGGCTTCAGCGGCACAGTGATTGGTGATGTACCGTCGCTCCGTGCCCTAGACGAGCGCGGAGCGCCCACCGTGGCCGAGGAGGTTCGGGAGTGGCTCAAGGTCGTGCGAGTAGGCGGGCTGGTGGTGTTGGACCACCGCCCCGTCGACGGGCTAGCTAACCAGTTGATTCAGACCGACCCATCCAAGGGCCTGACTGCGCACAATGCGGCGCGAGCGATCGAGTTGTTGCTGCCGCCTGCCAAGACGGTGGAGTGGACGCCTAGGCGTTGAATTGTCGCCTGTGGTATCGTCTGCACCATGCCCACGATGTTGAAGGAGTACCGGCTGAAGACCGACATAATGGACGACACGGACTTTGTCGGAACCCAAGCCGTGCCGCCAGATTTGCTGACGTTTGCCAGCCCCTACAGGCTAGGTGCCGCGGCCCTGAACGGTGGGCTGGAACTGTGGCTAGAGTGGATCGACGCCGCGGACAGCCGGGTAGCTGGTGCTGGCTCGGTGACGCTGGAGACCATTCCTGTCCACGCCCACCCCATCACCGGCGACCCGACCGTGGTCGGCGACAGTCAGGCGTTTGTTGCGACGCAAGCCTACCGCCCGATCTTCGTCTCAACGTTCCAACACGGCGACCAAGTAGGCGTCAGGCTTACAAACATCACGCCCCCGATGGGAACTACGCAAGTCCGGATACTGTTCCGCGAGGTACCGGTGTAATGGGCGGCGGTCCTCTTGGCGGCGGGCGGGAGATGGGGCCAGATCGGAGCGGCTCCGCTGTCACGTCGCAACAGACTGGGTGGAACGCGAACACGAACGCCCCACCGCTGGTGAGCTCCGAGGGCAATCAGGGCGACTACTATCGCGTGATAGTTGCCGGGACGACCAGCCTTGACGGGATCGCAGACTGGGAGGTCGGCGACTGGGCGGTGTTCGACAGCGGAATCTGGACGAAGGTCGATAACACCGAGTCGACTAGCGCTGGGCCGTGGACAATAAGCGGCAACGACGTGTTCCCCGACGCCGCAGGCAACGACGTCCAGGTGGGCACGGTCGCTGGCCAGGACACTACTGAGAAGTTCCGCGTCGTCGGCGACTCAGCGCTTGAGGGGGCGGCATTTCAGCCAGACGATACCCAAATGCGCCAAGGCGGAACCCTAGCCTCACCCGACGTGACGCAGGAGTGGGTCAGCGCCTCAGACGACTGGCTGCGCGACAACCAGAACATCGTCGGCTCGACGGTCGATCGTCTGGGCACAGACACGGGTGCGACCCGGTACCAGATCCAGAACGCCAGCGGGGAGGATCTATTTAACATAATCGGGACGGGCAACTGGGTTGCGAACCCGAACAACCTCTTCCGCGTCGACGCCGCCGACGGCAACACGCTTCAGATGCTCATGCGAGCGCATGGTGCCCTAGCCTCGGGCGTCTTGATCGACGCCAGGCTGGCAAGGGGGTCCGCTGCTACTCCAGCAATCGTTCAGAACGGCGACGAGATTCTAGAGATAATTGGACGCGGTCACGACGGGGCCGGCTTCCGAGCCGCAGCCTCGATATCATTTCAGATCGATGACGTGCCTGGGTCGCTGGATATGCCAGGGCGCATAGTCTGGCACGTCACCCCCGATGGCTCTAACGCTGTCGTCGAGCGGATGCGGCTTAACAACGCCGGGCAGCTTCTGGTAGGCACCAGCGCTCCGACTGGCACCGAGGCGCTAAAGGTCGATGGAGACGCTGAGGTTACCGGCAAGCTCACCGTGGGCGGGTTGATTGACCCGACTGGCCTGGTGCTTGACGAGCAGACCACGGTGCCCGGAGGGGCCCCGGCAGCCGGCAAAGGCGTATTCTGGGCTCGCGATGATGTGCCCTGCGTTCCCATGTTCACCGACGACGCGGGTGCGGACGTTGTCCTGGGTGCAAGCGCGGTTCCCACCGGCAATCAGCTGTGGGTAGACGTTGGCGGCAACGATGGCACAGCCGTCGCCGGCAGGTTCGACCTGCCCTACCTAACCATCGGCGCGGCCCTCGCCGCTGCCGCAGCTGGCGACGCTGTAGTGGTGCGGCCTGGCACATACTCAGAATCGGGCCTTACCGTGCCCGCGGGCGTGTCACTTGTGGGGCAGAGCGGGTTCCGCGTTACCACCGTTGGCGATGCTGCGGCTGTCGCTCACATCATTACCATGAGCGATGGCAGCTACCTTCAGGGATTCGCCATCACGCTACCGACCACGGCTCTACTAGCAGGCGTCACGCACAGTGCTGGCACGGGTACAGTTTACGATCTGGATTTCCAGGGCGACGCTGGCACTGGCAGTGGAACCGGCCTCTACAAAACCGGTGCAGGCAAAGTCGTGGGCGGCAACATCCGCTGTTCTGCTGGCGGGATGGACAATCTGCTGCACGTTGACGCGGCAGTTCTCGCCCTCGACGACGTACACGTGCCCGGCTCGACTGGCACGATTGATAATGTGATCCTGACTGAGGGAACCGGGCGCTTTCAGGGTCAGGGGATAAATATCGGGAATAGCAACGTTGTTGATTGTATCCACGTTGCAGACACGAGCACTTGCATTGTCTATTCGCCGAATTGGTTTAACGTTCCCGTTGGCGGCCATATTGCGGATGATGGCGTCACGGTGACGATCGTAGGCGGTCGCATCGACGCGACCGTTGCGAGTCTATTGGTCGACGGGGCTCTCGCTGGAACTGGCACGACTATCACGGTCGCCGGCACTACGGTGCAGCCGCTATTCAGTTTTCCTGCCGCAGCCATCACGGCAATGGAGCTCAACGCCACGATCCATCAAGAGCAGACCTCGACGCGGGACGCGGAGAGCAGAGTGCTCGGCGCCGACTTCGTTACTGGCTTTCCTGAACTGGGCAGCGGGTCTCTGGTCGGCGAGGGCTCGCCCTACTCAGACGGGATGGTGGCGAAGACGACTGATTCAACAGCCGCGCCGGGCAACAACGGGGGCGCATTTGTTGACGTAAGCACTGCGGCCAAGAGCCGTGACAGCAGCACCTTCGCTTTCCAAGGACTGACCGCCGGTCACTCGATTCTGTGGTGCACCTCCCGCGTCGACGCGGCCTCTTCGCCGCTGAAGCACTGGGGACCAGAACTCGACCAAGTGGCAGCGGCGGTGCTCGGCGGGGGCTCGTTTGTATGGGAAATTCAGACAGCCGCTAACACGTGGGCAGAAGTCGGCGTGATGGCGGTATCGCCCGAGGAGCAATACCGCTACGCGGACAGCGTGTTCCTTCGGGCCAACAGCGAAGAAACGATACGTGTCGGCGTTGACGACGCGGCTACCTGGGCAGCAACAACTATCGACGGCACGCTGGGCCGATGGATGCGAGTCAGGATCGCATCGACGATCACGACCGGACCGACGTTCGAGCGAATGAGACTCATCCCGTCTCACACGTCCAGCAATAAGCGCGGAGAGACAACAGCGCGCGGGCTGGCGCAGTGGCGCAGCACCCTATTTGGCGCCGGGAACATGTGGGGAGAAGGCGGTGGAGCCGCCGACTATAGCGTCACGGTCGGCAGCGGAAGCAGCGCGGCGGGTGAGACTTGGTCCCATAAGAACAAGAAAGGCCGGATCAACAACAGTAACGACTTTACAAACTTCAACTTCATCATCCCTGGCGGCCTTTGCACCGCGTTTCCGCTCAAGCTTCGATTGCTCATGAGCAGCACCGGCGCCGGGAACGTTGATATGCGAATGTCGGTTCTGCCGCTCCAGGCGCTAAATAATCTCATCGCAGACCCCGCGGGTGGTGCTGCGCCTATAGCGCGCACGAGCGCGGACGCATACGACGCAATCGCCGCGCAGGTCGTCGACGCGGCGACCTTCTCAACCGTCACCGACACGCTCCAGGCCGTCGAGTTTACCGGGTTCGACATCAGCAACTTCTACTCTGACGACATGCTAGCGATTAGAGTTGGCTTCGACCCCGCGGGCTCGGCGCGGGACGTGGACATCTGGGCCCTCTCGATTGAGGGCGTAAAATTCACCGACGGGAAGATCCTGTAATGAGCCACACGAAAGCACTCGGAACATCCACCGCGGGCGATTGCACTCTGCACATTTGCGACGACGGCGCTGGCACAGAAACGGTCGAAGTGTCGTTTCAAACCACCATCGAGGGCGGGAAGGTGCACCGAGCCGCGCTTGTCAGCATTCTGAGCCCGGCGGAACAGACGCAGTGGGTCGCAATTAAGGCGACGATCGAAGCCGCCGCAATGGCCGCCCATGGCTATAGCTAGCAAAGCCGGCCGGTGGCGAGCGTGAGGACCCGTTGTGGGCTAGGCGACTGGATGTGGCTGTGGCTAGCTACCTGGCACCGCGGAGGCGATGAGCGGTGGGCGGTTAGAGACTGGGAGGTGGTGTGACCCATGGAAGCTGAGGGATACAAAGGGGCGCTGAAGGCAGTCCGTGCAAACCAGGACCATCGCTACGCGGTGATGGACCAGTACCAGCGCTACGTCGACGGAACGCAGTACCGGGGGCGCAGCCACTGGCTAGACGTGAGCGACGTGCCGCTACTTGAGCGGGCGCCGAGCGTGAACGACAAGATAGTGAAGAAGGCGATCACTAGTCACAAGGCGCTGCTACTTGGCTCGCGCCAGTTTCCCTCCGTGGTGGCTGGAATGGGCGAGGACGACCAGCCGTTCCACCCTCGCTTCGGACTGAGCGATGACGACCGAACCGTACTTCTCCGCGCGATAGATCGCGCTTCGGACCAGTGTAAGCTGAGGCGACAGGCTAGGCTGGCGTACGTCAACGCCCTGAAGTGCGGCTCCGCCTGCACCGCCCTCAGCGTCCGGCGAGGGAAACTTCACGCTGAGCACCTCGACGCGAAGAACACGCGACCCGAGTTCGACGAAGAGGGTGAGTTGGTTTTCATCGAGAGCCGGTATCCCTTCATGGAGTACTTCCGCGGCGAGGATGGCAAGAAGCACGTTCGGGCCATGATCTACCGCCGAGTGATTGACCGATTTACTGACACGACATTTAAGCCCGTCCCCGCCGATGAGAACGGTGGAGAGCCCGACATCTGGGTGACCGACCGGGTGATTAGACACGACTACGGCTTCGTTCCGGCCGTGTGGTACGCCCACGACAGCGACGACGACGGGATCGACGGGAAGCCGATACACCAGAACCTCCTCGATGAGATTGACGCCTACAACCGATCGCTGTCCCAGCACGACCGGGCGGCTTTGTACGCTGGAGACCCGCAGATCGTTGAGATCGGAGTCGACGCCGACCATAACCCAGCGCCCGCGGGCAGGCGGCACGAGCCGATGAAAAGCTACCCGAACGAGGACCCAGCTGCGTCGAGGGGTCACAAGAACTGGGGCGTGGGCGGGGTCAGCATCGGCAACGTGAGGAAGAAGGGTCCAGGCACGATCTGGCGTTACCCGGCTGCCGACGGCAGGACCGAGGTGAAGCAATTGGTGCTAGCCGGCGACGCGCTTGAATCGATCGACAGCAATCGCAGGACCCTTCAAGGCATCCTTGCCGAGTCGATGCATTGGGTGCGGGTAGACCAGGGGGGCACGTCTGGAGTAGGTGGCTCACGAATGAACGTGTCAGCGCTGTCCGGTCGGGCGCTGATGTGGCTATACCGCCGGCAGCTGGCCTTCTTGGACGACGAGCGGCTGGACTTTGGCGACGGGTGGCTGTTGCCATTTGTGGAAGTGGTTCTGCGCGTCAGCGCTGCCCACGCAGCCGGTGGCGGGTTGTACCTAGCCGGCCTTCCAGAACTGGCCCTCGTCCTTGCTCGGTTCAGCGTTGAGACCGTTGTGGACGAAGCAGCGCAGACGCCCGTCACGGAGGTGCGATGGGTGTCACCTCACTTGCGGGTGGAGTGGGGCCAGTACTTCGAGGACAGCCCAGACGACCAGGGGAAGGAGGGCGAGCAAGTTCGCAAGGACCATGAGGCCGGGATTATTCGCAGGGACACGGCGCTACGGAAGCGGAGCGACTACTATGGAATTGATGACGTTGAGGCATACCTAGAGGCGGAGAACAAGCCGTCCGGCCCCCGCGCACCCGTCCAACCAGGCGGCGGTCTCGAGGGAGCCCTGAGCAAGCTGGAAGAGATGGAGAGTGTCGAAGCCGCAGCCGAGTGACCTTCGGCGTGCCAACAACGCGAACAACCGGCAATTGTTACGTGCTGAGGGCGACATGCTGAGGGCCATGAAGTTGGCGCTGGTGGAGTTGATGCGGCGCGTCGTGGACGAGGACCGCACTGCCACCTCGGCGGTCGATCGCATCGCGCACGGCATTGAGGTGGCGCTTCTCATCGCCATCTTGGGGTCCAGGAAAAGAGCTCGCCTGCTGGCTCACGCGGGCCTCCGCGCCCAGCTTGACGCCATTGGCAAGATCGTAGGCGAAGCGTTCCTGTTCCCCGCCCCGGTGGCGAACGCCACGGACATTGTTGCCGCTCGGAGGGCTGCCAAGTTCCTGTCCAAGAGGGCTGCCAAGGTGGGGCGTAGGGCGCTGTTAGACGACCCGACGCTCACGCGTAGGCAGGCCGTTCGGACGGTGGACGCTGGGATTGCTGGCGCTGTTGGTGGCGTTGGCAGCTACGTAGCCAGCGAGGCATTTGCCAGCGAGAGGTCCGCGGAGTTGAAGAAGACCAAGGCTCGCTCGACTATGATGATTCCGCACACAATATTTGTGCGCGAGTGGAGCGCGGATATGGATCGCCGAACATGTCCTCGATGCGCCCAACTCAACGGAGCCATCGCGATGCCCTTCGAGTCGTTCCCGGAGGGCGACCCGCCCGTTCACGGCAATTGCAGATGCACGGATTACCTGATACCCATGGTCCTTCTATACCCCAGGCAGATCCAAGACCTTGAACGGTCGGGCTGATTTCAGTGTATGCTTCGCACCGTGAAGTGCCCCGCTTGCGAGCAAGAAGTTCACCCCATGCAAGAGTTGACGGCGGGCGGCGGAATCATGGACAAATGCCCCCGCTCCGAGTGTGGAGCGATATTGCAGACGGAGAAGGAGCAGCGCTCACTAGTCCTAGCCTTGCCGACGAAGCAGCCCGCGCACCTTGCCGCCGTGACCGAGGATCTCGACGACATCGACGCGGAAGGGATCCTGGAGATGGCTCGAATTCGTCTTGACTGGGTGGAGGCACGGATGGACGAACTTCAGCGCCTCCAGCCCGAGCGCGACATGCTGAAACGGATAATTGATGCGGCCAAGCCTACGCGGCGCCGCCGGAGGGGGAAGGAATGAAATGCTCAGTTTGCCGCTATGAATGCGTCACTCCAGGTCCTCACGGGACGTGCTCGCAGTGCGGCGAGGTGCTTCCAACTGGCGGGGCGCCGCGTGGTCGATCGGCGAAGAAGAGGCCAGACCCCGTTGTGACCGTGGAGGAAGACACGGGGCCGAAACCAAGACGCAAGGCCGCAAAGAAGCGGAAGCGTAGCGACGGGTAACAACTTTACAGGATCGATCTGACAGGAGAACAAGATGGCTATCGTAACCGCAACCGAGATTCAGGCGTTCGGATTCACAACGCCCACGGGACCCTCGGAGAACAGCACCATCTCGGGCGCAGAGCACGAGACACTGGGCTGCTACGTCACTCTGGAGTGGACAAGTGGAACCTACGCCCAGGCAGACGACGCAACCTTCAACCCCGCCACAGCTATCCAGGATTCGCTCCGGGACGGCAAGACCATTACCGTACTCAGCGCCTCGCTCGCAAGCGCTGGCAGGTCAGCAGCTGGCCCAATTGTCGGCGGTGGCCTGGTGTCCGGCGTAGCCGCAAACGTGGTCACGCTCCCGCTCGTGCAAGAGGATCTGACTACCGAGTACGCGGATGCGACCGGTGTCCCCGCAGCATGGGATCGCCCCATTTGCATGTACGTCGTCTTCCACCGACCGATCAACGCCTAACGCGGCGTGCTATCCTGAGAGCAACTGACCCCTCAATAACGCGACGACGGCGGCAAACGGTCGAAGGATGTGGTCATGAGCGATGAAACCGTGAGCAACGAAGAGCAGCAACCAGCGGAACTGTCCCCAGTGCCAGTGATGGCCAAGGCGGCTCCGCCACCCCAGGAGCCCAAGTCGAAAGACGAGGGTGACCCGGAGTGGTTGCCACAGCGACTTGAGCAAGCGCGCCGGGCTATGCTCCGCGACCTCGGCATGGAGAACGTGGACGATGCCAAGATGGCGATGGCCGAGCTCAAGAAGCGGCGCGAGAGCGAGTTATCGGAGATCGATCAACTCAAGTCGCGTCTTGAAGAGCTTGAGCCGAAGGCTGGGGAGCGCGACACGTTGCGCAACCTTGTCGAAGCCCAAGCCGTCGCGAGCTTAGGTGTACTGACCGAGATCCAGCGCAAGGCGGTTCTGGACATCTCAGGCGAAGACCCGGCCAGTCAGCTGAAGACGATCGAGCGGCTAGCGCCCACTTGGCACAGCGCCGAGGTTGAAAAGAAGCAAGCGGACGCCTTGAGCGCGCCCGTCCCGCCACCTGCTAACACGCACCAAAACAGCCAGGCGCCCAAGCCGGCAAATGGCGAGATGACCACAAACCACCTCGCCACCTATGAGTCGCTACAGGAGCGCAACCCTTTCGCGGCGTCTCAGTACTACCTGAAACACTACGGAGCGATCTCGCAGGCTCAAAAAGCCAGGGCATGATGCCGGTTGTGGGCATCGTGCTGTAAACCTCATTTAGGAGCCACAAATGCCCCTCATCAATCGCGCGACTCTGCCACAAGAATTTTTCGACATCACCTCAGCCCTGCTTCTGAAGCAGCCCGAGCCTCAGTACCTCCACGCCACGTTGTGGAAGATGGCTCTAAGTGCCTCGTTCGAGACCGACGCCCAGTTGGGATTGATGGTCCCAGGACGCGAGTTCGGCTCCGCTGGGGCTGACTACGGAAGCGCCGAGGACGACCGGCTAAGTTTGAGCGACGGGCTGTACGACACCTCGCTCACTGTGATCCCAGAGCTCGGGCAAGCGCCTGGGCATACCGTCCGCCTCAATCGCCCGGTGTACGCAAACACAACGTATACTGAGGCATCTCGCGAGGTGCCCAGCGGCACAACGATCTCAACCACGCCGCAGTCTGTGACCAGCGAGCAGGCCAATCTGACGCTCAAGCGTTACGCTGGGCCGTTCGACCAAGCGCACGGCCAGGTCCGTCCGTATGGTGTTGGGCGCTTCGACTCCTCCGTGATGCTGCACCGCTCGGCGGGCGTAGCGGGACGGCACTTGCGGCGTGACTTCGATCGCACCCTAGACCAGTTCGTTAGAACGTTGTTCGACCAAGCGGCAACGATCATTCGTCCCGCCGGGATGACCAACGACGACACCTCGGCTGCTGCCGGGTCGTTTCCGTTCAGCCACTCCATGTTGGTTGAGACTGAGGCGAACATGGATGACGCTAACATCCCGACGTTCCCCAACGGCAAGCGGGTTATGGTGCTGAGTCCCCGTCAGTGCCAGCAGATTGCCCAGGACGCCCAGTTCAACAGACAGTCCGTTTTCGCCCCCGACTTCAACCCCATCTTCGCAGGTACGTACTTCCGATCCATCGGTCAATGGGATCTGTTCAAGTCCACCACGCTCGCTCGCCCCGCCAACGCCAACACCATTCCGATCCACTATGCTCAGGCATGGGGACCCGGCGCAGTGGGCAGCGGAATTGGGGAACTGCCGAGAACGGCGTACAACACGCAAGACAATTATGGCGAGGACGCCCTCGTTGTCTGGCTGCTCTACGCAGCCTTCGGTGTCCTTGACAGCCGCTTCATCCGCCGCATCACTACGGACTAGGAGTCTGACATGGGTTTCAACGACAGGATCGTACACAACGGCGGGGCGTCGACGCTCGACATGAACGGGGTCACGGTAGGCAACGCAAGCGCGGGCACCACGCTGTTGATGAACCGCGTGAAGCGCGGCGCAGACATCAGTGCTCGGGTTGTAGCTACCATCGCCACCGCGACCACGGAGTTCGTCATCGACTGGCAGGGGTCGGACGACAACAGCACGTGGTCTGACATTGTTGCTGCTAACGCCCCGGCCACCGTTATTTTCCAGACCGGCACTGCGAACCGAACGGCCTACATAAGCGCCCCGCCGGGCGTTCAGTCTCTGCGGTTCGTGCGGGCAAGTTGCAGAATCACGGGCAACGATGGCGCCGCTGGCGACACTTGTGCGATCGGGTACAACTACGAGTTGGACGATACGGTGTAGAGTAGGGGGAGGCCATGCCCCTACTGACAAGCGAAGTTCAGCGTGTTCGCTACGAGCTCGGAATCAATCTCCTTGAGGTCGGTTCCGAGCCGTACATCTCCACCCAGCGCGTCATCGACGAGATCGTCCAGACGTATCTCCAAGCGGGGGCCGAGACGACTAGCGCAACCGCGGTGACCGCTGCGACTACGGCAACGCCAGCCACGCTAACGCTAGCCTCAATCGCTAACTTCACCGTCGGCGACGAGGTAGTGATCGACGTTGACAGCAGGCGCGAGTCTGCCACGATCCAGTCGATCGCTGGCTCCGATGTCGTGGTCTTGCTAACGCTCGCTCACACGGGGACATACCCTGTGGCGGTGTATGGCGGCCTGACCCAGATCCGCGACATCCTCTCGAAGATTAAGGCAGTCGCCGGGCTGTTGGGCACCAAGGCGTTCACGGCGGCGGGGCTGAAGCAGGTAGACGAAATTATATTTGAGACGGGCGCTAAGGGCTCGTCGCTCTTGGAGTCGCTGAAAGACGCGCGGATGTACTGGCGGGACGAGTTGGCCAGCGCTGTTGGCGTGCCTAACTTCTGGCGGCAGAAGGAAGGGTCGAGCGGGGGCTGGTCGCAGACGGTGGAGTTGTACTGATGCTCTGGCCCATCGTCACCATGTACCTGCTGTTCCGCGAGCTCGGGAGGGGGCGTTGGCGAGCGGCGCTAGGAACGCTTGAGTTGTTGCTGCGCGGGAGGGTGCTTTGACCTTTCGCGATGACGTAAGACAGCTTGCCCACTGCATCCGAGCAATTCCTGGTGACCTCGGCATGCGTCCGTACTCCGTCGAGGTGCAGACTAGATCCTGGTCAGGCGCTCGCCCCGGCGAAGGAACCGAAACGGTCGTCACCTCACAGATCACTGAGGCCAATGG